TGACTGATCCAACGACACCGAAAACGGACCCACCGTCTGGGTACGAACACCCTCCGGGTTCCGAAGAAGCCTGATCACCATGTTGCACAAGACCAGCTTCACGGCCTCAAACGACGTCGCACCCGAACCGATCCGGGCACCAATGTCCCCAGCCACGGCTTTGACCACGAGCTCCGCGCTGGACAGCTTCCGCTCGACGTACTCAATCTGATCATCAGCGATCGTGCCGTCATACTCGGCGACCACATCATCAACGGTGGCGTAGGTGGCCACAGGTCACCCCCAGCCGGTTGAGCGGACGCTACGATGGAACTAGGACCGGCTGAGGACGACCTCAACCCGGCCACCCGGGTTCGCTAAACCCGTACCTGCGACCGTCTCAACCGCCACAAGAACATCCTCGGCAGCGACCGTGGTGGCATTAGCCACAACCGACATGACGAACTGCTTCTCATCGAACGCCGCAGCGTTATTACCGGTCGTGAACGCCAACGTCGCGATCACCGTCGAACCCGAACCCGACTGGCCCTTATTAACCAACGTCATCGTGCGGGTATTGGTGTTATCACCAGTGATCGCAGCCTCAGGGGTATACGACACCGACGTCACAGTCCCCGCGAACGGGGCCTCACCAACAACCTGATCCCCAGCAACCGCCGCGCCCAAAGCCGGCAACGTCGCCTGAAGAGTCCTCTCCAAAGGTGCAGTCATCACTTGCCGCCCTTCAACGCGTCAGTGTTGCGCTCAGCGCGCTCCTTAGCGGCATCTGACGGCTTATCACCAGACTTCCCGGTGCCACCAGTCACCCCAGCCACCGTGTACGAATGGTTGGGTTCCATGTCCGGAACCGACCCCCAGTAACCATGCTCGTGAGCGTCACCGGGATGTACCACCGGAGCGTCCTCTGGATGCTCAGCTCGCGGGTTTGACATGACCATTCTTTAACTCCTTACCGTTATTTGAGCACCGGCGGTTAGCCCTGTACCGGCTTACTGCCGCAGGCAACAGCTTGGCGCCCTTAGCTATATTGCACGGGTGACACGCGATCGCGAGATTCGCCAGCGTGTCACCCGGATGGTCCTTATAGTCAATACTGATCGGTATGAGGTGGTCTATCGCCCATTCGCGACGACCACTAGCTGCACCACCACCGAACGCGGCCCTACACATCCAACAGGCCAACCCGTCACGCTCGATCACTTGCTGCTCAGTCCAGGGGACTACCGGCAACCCCCGAAGCCGCGCACGCCGCCTCGCGGACGCTAGCCGACCGTTGACAGCAGCCTGCTCCGGATTATTCACCCGCCACCGGCTGACCTGCGAGATCACTTTCGCTGGATCCGCTTGATAACGTCGCCGGTTAGCTTCCTTCACCTTCGGACAGCCATGCGGACGTCGTTCACGGTCTCGGGCACGGATAACGTCCCGATTCTTCCCGTCAGAACGCTTACGAGCCGCCGCATCACGACCTGGGTGATCCCGCCGCCACGCCACACGAGCAGCAGACTTAGAACCCCACACCACAACGGAATACTGCCCACCCCGGGACACCGACCGGGGTCTGGCTGGCTGCCCGCCGCGACTCCTTGCAGTCGCCTTGCGCGCGCACTCCCGATGCCGGTACTGCAACCCGTCCCATTTGCTCGGATCCGAGCTGAAGCTCGATAGCGGGAACCACACCTTGCAGGCGCCGCATTGCTTCAGTTCCGCTCCATCAATGAACCGGTGCTCGGTCCGTGGCCGTCCCATCATTTCCTCCTAGTAAGGGCGGGGACGCAGACACTAGGAGCCAGCGTCCCCTAGCTACGATGATCAGTCGCAGCTAGCTACAATGCTACCCGCTATCACCGCCGCAGGACGGCGGCGGGGTAGCGGTTCGCCTCGTTCGGCTGATCGTTGTTGATCGTATTGGCTACCTGCCACCCGATCCTGAACGTCAACCGCAATGCAATTAAATCCTGTTGTGGTAAATTGTAGACGATGGCGCCGGTGTTATCCTGCAATACTGCTTCGGTGAGCATCTTCATTGTAATGTCCTGGCGAACGCCAACCACGAACTGCGTGGCGAAATCGCCAGCGATCAATTCGGTATTAGTGCCGGCGCCGCCTCCAGTGGGCCACAGACCGCGCATGGGGTATGTAATCGGGACACCGTCGAGCTGGTTGAGGTCACCGGAGACCCGTCCGACATCAAGGGCTTGACCGGTGGTGTCCCGGGCGGAACGCAGATATTTACGGATGGAGCGACTAGCTAGGTACCCGGAGACGTCGAACCCGTCTTCCTCAACTGTGGCAAGAACGTCGTCAATCTGGCCCAGATACCCGCCGGTAGTCGCGACCGGCGAGGCCGCCGCGGTGACGGTGTTACCTGCGGCAACGGCTGCGGGGACTACGGCCGTGGGGAATGACGACGGTGCGTTGGTGCCGAAGAACACGGCGGTGTCCAACGTCCGGGCGAAGGCCTCACGAAGGTATGGCTCCGCCGAGTCCCAAATATCGATTTCGATGTCAGCGGCGACGTTCTCCGGGATTGGCATGATCGTCGCGATTTCCTCGACATTGAGGAAACGGTTCGACCAGGCCATCTCGGTGGTCTGCTTTAGATTAGTATCGCCGCCGACCCAGTACGCAATCGGCAATGCCGACATGATGGGGAACCGGACCTGGTTCCTCGACACGGGAATATGCCGGAAGAGGGACAGCACCGCGGACTGGTCCACGGCTTTCCCCAGCATGATCCGCGAGACTTCCTCAGGCACTAGTGCCTGGGTGTCGGTGCGTGACGTGAGGCTATCGAAGGGCACGGAATACCTCCTGAAAGGTGAGGTGTGTTGGTGCAGATCTCCGGCCGTGCCTCACGCCGGGCTGCTTCTAACTAGGTTCTGACCCCCGCGGCGCGGCGGATCAGGTCGTTCATGTTGGGTGGTGCTGTGCCGCCTTTACGGCCCTGGTCGAAATCAGGTGTTACCCGGCCAGCTAGTTTTTTCACGGATTCGGCGAGTTTTCCGATGGCTTTGTCGTCTGGTTGGCCGTCGGTGAGTAGGGTTGTTGGGTCCACGAGCTCGAGGAACCCGGCGGCGTCTGCTTTTTTGATCCCTGCTTCGGCCAACGCTGCGTGGACTTGGGTCATGGCCATGCGGCCGTTGCGTTCCACGTCGGCCACGTCGCGCTCAGTGAGTTGTGAGCGGAGTTCCGCGATTTGGTCTTCCACGGATTTCGCCTTGGCGGCGGCGTCCGCGTTTTCTTTGGCCCTGCCCTCGTGCTTCCTAGCCAGCGTCCGCCATTTGTCGGCTTCTTTGTTCAGCCGAGCGACTTCGGCTTGCCAGTCTTTACCATCGGATCCCATGTCGGGGTCGGAACTAGACTGGACAGCGTCGGCTAGGAGTTGTTCCGCGTCACCGTCGTCACCGTCGTCTACTGCATTGTTGTTGCCTTCTTCTGACATGTGTTTCTCCCGTGTCGGGACATGAGAAAGGCCCGTGACCGTGTCGGTACGGGCCGAATCCGCCTCAATGGGCGGAAGTCAGGATGTTAGGGAACCATCAGGTGCCCAGTTGTCGGGGATTTTGTTGCTCAGGCCAAGCGCGCGGGCGCGTTTCATGATGAAGCGGCGCACTTTGGCGCGGCCCGCTTCGCCACCGGAGGCGCGGCCGACGGCTTGGATGGCCTTGCCGAGGTCGGCTTCGTTGCGGATGGGGAACCGGCCGCCTGAGCTGCCCCCGGGTATGGCCTTGCCCTGCTTCGCAAGGTTTTTGCGGGTTTGGGTATCAGGACCGGCCACGCTGGCCTCCTCTATGACGTAACAATCGGCGCGTGGTGGGCGATGAGCGGGACGAGGGGCGAGAGAAGGAACGCCATGGGTTTCCGCTGGTCCACGCCACGTGTGTTCGGTGTCAGCTACAGCACCCGCATCGGGCCACGCCCGGACAGCGCCGCCACTGCCGTGTTCGGTGGCCTGCTGATCGGCGTGTTAGTGCTCGGGTTAGCGCTGCGCTTCTGGTATGTCACTGTGCCGCTGGTCGTCTTGGTTGGCGGGCTCGTGATCTACGGGAAACACGTTCAACGCATTGAAGCAGCGCCGAGAACGCCGCCGCGCCGGTCCCAGGCGTCGGTCAGTAACCGACGCTAAGCCGCCGACGGGATCGCCCGTGGCCCGGTGAAGTGGTCACCTGGGCGTGCGAGCACCGCGCCAAGCTCCCCGTGGTGATGCACGATTTGGGTCATGATGTGCCGGTAGTCCACCGCCCGGCCCCCACGATCGACGACACCTATGAGGTCCTTGACGGCGGCGTGGACCTGCTCGAGTAGTTGGGGTTCGATGACCCGGTCCGTGATGGGCCCGTAGATCGGCATGACCTGACAATTGCACCCAGGATGCAATGGCGAGAGGTCCGCGAGGTGGTATCGCTGCGTTGCGGCGATTGTGCACATCGCGCAGTTCTCAGGGCCGATGAGAACCCGTCGCCAACCGGTTGGCCGCTGCTTGTCCGATAAGCCCTGCATAGCCGCGCGGGACGCGTGCGTGTACGCGAGTTGCATGTCGCCTTCCGCTACTTCGCGGAGCCGCACCCGGGCCTTGCCGAGCGCCTGATCGAGCTGGTCGCCGTCCCTGAGCGCGGTGTACGCCTCGACGAAGGGGCGTTGGTACACCTCAGCCGGGTCGACCAGCCGGAGACGGGCGCGGGCGGTTTGAGGGATCGCCGGTGGTGCGACTGGCCGGCGCAGCGCTTCACTGGCCACCGCCGCAACATAGTTCGAGGTGAGGTTCGCTAACGCGGCTTGCGCGCCTTCAACCATCGGCACCGCCGCCGCCGCGAACCTTTGCGCGTCCGGCCGGTGCCACGACCCCAACCCGTCGAACATGCGCGTCAACGCCACAATCAGACGAGAAGTGACAGACCGACGGAGGAACGCGAACTGGAACGGGTTCACGGCGCCACTGGGCTAGGGACCTGAGTACCTGTCGGGTTCGGAGGTTGGCCAGCTGCCCCACTCATGGACTGGCCGGCGGTTCCCGTTGGGCTCGGTGCCGTCGCGGCAGCCAAGAACGCGTTCGTGGCCAGCTCAGCGCGCAACTGGTCCACCCGCTGCGGTGACCAGCCAACTTCTTCGGCGACCATGGGCAGCGGGATCTGCGCGGCGACGAGCTTGGACATGTAGTCGGCGACCACGGCCGGCTGGAACGATTCCGGACGAGCCCACACAACCTCACCCTGCGACAGGTCACCATTGATCCCAGCGGCTTGGGCCATCAGGGTGAGGACTTCCTCCCACGATTCGCCCCACAGCGCCATACGCTGCCTGACTTTCGCGACGTGGCCGGCGTCCAACGCCGCCACAGAATCCGCGCCGATGTTCACTAGGTCACCCGGCAGGTAGTACACGGGTGTGAGCGTCACGGCGGCGAAGGCCCGCATGTCGGCCTCGACACCGCGCAGCATCTGCGACGTGTCCGTCTGCGCGAAGTCCCCGACCCTGGTCTCCGGCTGGCCAGGCTCCGGTGGGGGCACTGTCCAAATCTGGTCCGTGCCCGGCCGGAACGGCGCCAGCGGCAACCCCGTGATCGGGTCTTCCTCGACCTCGTAGTTCGTCATATACCGCTGCCTAAAGGCCGCGTACCGCTCCGCCGACAACCTGTTCAGGATCGTCAAATTCAGCCGGTTCTGGACGTCGATGCCGACGTCGAACTCCGCGACCGGCTGCTCACCCTCATCACCGTTCAAAAACGGCACCACCGGCACCTCAGCGAAGCTGCGGCCCGGGTCGGCGCGGAGCTCCCACTGCTGCGGATCCCACCGCAGACGCAGATCCGCCCGCTCGCGGTACTTGAACTCCGACACGGTCTGCCAGTGGTACCGCTCACCCGGCAAGTACAGGGTGGCCATCCACCGCTTAGCCAACGGGTCGTGCCACAGCCGCAACGCCGCCAGCCGGCGTGAGGTGTCCGCCGGGTCCGTTTCGACGATCACGTTCTCCGGGCCCTCAATCGTCACCCGCGGCCGCGACGTGTCCCGCGGGTCCACCCCGACCGTCACATACGCCGCCGAGCGTGACAGTGCCTTCCGGTACGCCGAGAACTGCCGCGCATCGAGCTTGGCCTGCTGCCACAGCTGCCACACCGGGTTGCCCGACGTGTCACCAGCGTTGTCCCGGTACCCCGTCACCTGCAAGCGGTGCACCATGCTCTCCGCGCACAACAGACACAGGTTCGTCCGCGACAGGGCCTGGAACCGGCGGAACGCGTCCTTATGCTGATCCGGCCCAGCCGGCAAATCCTGATCACCCTCGTAATACCTGCGCCAGTAATGGATCCGGGGCTCCCGGTGCACCAAAGCGTGCCCCAGACGCCCCAACCACTCCATGGGGGTCAAATCCGTGGGCTCAGCCACGACACCCCCTTAAGCTAGGCCTCGTGACCGGCAGCGACGAAATCCGCAACATTGATGAGGCCTACGAGATCATCAGAAGCTGGTTAGACGGCAAAGCCCGTGACCTCCGGGCGTATGAAGCCCTCGACAGTCTCTGGCTAGCGGCGAAGCGCCACGAAGACCCGGACTTCGACTGGACCGCGGCGCAGACTTAGAACCCAACAGCGCGTCGCCTGCGTTTCGGACGGGCGAAACCCTTCGCCACCGCATCAGCGCGACACTCATACGCCAACACCGCAG